CTTGGCCATAGCTGAAGAGTTATACAACAAAGGATTGAAAGATCCTTCGTCAAAACATCTGTATGCGCCTTCGGCGAAGAAAACAATAGTTTCGATAACGGCATCAATAAGATCAACCGCTGTCAATTGTTTTTCCATCGCTCCAATGGCGAATATTTCTACGCCTTTAACATTGCAAGATAGGTCTTTTGTAAAAATACCAAGAGTTACCATCATTGATAAAACTCGTGATACTTTCTTAAAACCTGGATTACAACATACAAGTTTCCAATTAGTCAAACTAGTTGTCATAAGATTTAACCACTCAGGTGTTTTACTACCTTGAGGGGTCATATCTTTAAACAAGTCATCAGCAATAACAGATATGTAACCTACCAAAGATCTCGAACAATGAGTTTTGGCATACAATACTGCAACGCTTATGAATTGCTTCTTGGAAACGCATTCAGCTAGTGCAAAATACAAAGCTATAAGACCTTCAACTTTATCTAACATCTGATCAGATAACTTCTCGGTAACATGAGAAGATAACTTCAGATACAAAGGTGAAAGTACCCCAACTTGGGGCTTATACTTTCGCAATGATTTCGCGTATTTCTGTTTTTCTTTTTTGGACATTTTTGCAAGAGCGCGTTTTTGTAATTCGCGTTTCTTGGCTTCAACATTTTTGGCAAATTTATTTGCACAAGCCGATTTGTAAGATTCGGATTGTGGCTTAAAATGAGGCAAAATATGTTTACAAAATAGATACCGGTAATACATGTCTCTCAAGCAGAGAAACAACATCACTAGTACTATACACAACAAATATAAAAAGATAATGCTTAGGGGCATCAAACCGTTAAGAAAAGAATTAAAAGTAAGACTTTAATTTTATACCAAAGCGTGTCTTAACGCGATGGCTGAAGATTGTTTTGTGAAATGTGTACACTTTACTCGCATGAGGTGTGTACTCTAGCCATCTTCCTAACCCGATTCGCTTGTCAGCGAATGCGGGAACTAAATATAGTAATCACTGCCTCTCGGCAAGCTGATACTGCAGCTATATTGTGTCGTAAACTGGGTGTTTCCTTCTCACAGGAAAAATATCACCACAGCGTTCAAAACACTCACTTATCGAAACTACAATAAGTAGAAACGTCATAAATAATAATCAAGGGGATCGCCACATGATCTTTACAATGATACAGTAAATGATGTAATATAATATAAATGAGAAACCGTCATAACCAAATAAATGGTCGACTGTTCGAATCTCTA